CTCCTATCCCCGGAGGTGTTGGCGTGGCTCCTATCCCCGGAGGTGTTGGCGTGGCTCCTATACCCGGAGGTGTTGGCATGGCTCCCATACCCGGAGGTGTTGGCATGGCTCCCATACCCGGAGGTGTTGGCATGGCTCCCATCCCCGGAGGTGTTGGCATGGCTCTCATCCCCGGAGGTGTTGGCATGGCTCTCATCCCCGGAGGTGTTGGCATCCGTACTATTAGAGCATATTTCTTTTATTTTGCTAAAAAAGTAATCAAACATTTTTGAAAAAGAAATCTCAGATTGGATATAAATTTCACTGCTCACAGTCTTATCATTTTCTTTTTTAATCTTACCTCCAAGAATTACTTCAAAAAATCTACTATTTCTATCATAGTAGTTCAGAACATCAAACGGATTTTCACAAGAATGAAAGCCACTTCTACACATACTAACATCGTTTTCAGGTATAGTATAAGTTTTTCCTATTTCATACTGAAATCCGCGACAGGTCATATCATTATTCATAGCTTTATAGGCGGTAGTTTTTGCAGTCATTTTACTATTTCCTTTTAAAATGTTAAGTATATAAAATCTAAAATTTAGAATTTAGAATCTGTAGCCATCAACCCGCCAGCCTTGCGCGGTCTTTGTCTGTGCCTGTTCAATCTGAAAGCCCTTCTTTTTGAAAATCCTGGCAGCTTGGCGCATAAGAGAACGGGTAGGCCAGGCCGTGCTGATCTTGTTCTTATCAACAGAAACAAATTCTGCGCCACAAGCCTTGATCTTGTTTTCAATTTTCTTAAACATTTTGTCTAGTCCTTTGGTTAAATGATATAATTATTACAAACTGCTATAAACCATGATTCACAATAAAACCGGGGAATTGCCGTACTTGAACAATTCCCCGGCTTTTTAGAAACATACTTCAATTTTCCTTAGTTGTCAAGGGAAACGTGGAGCTTGTTTTCCGCCGCATTAAAAACGGTCTTGAGCTTCAATCCGTTACGCTTTGCCCATCCGAAAAGAGTAGTGCGAAGAGAGGCAACCTTCTTTTCATTGGCGATTTCAAACGTAGCGATAGTGCCAGCTTCCAGAGTCTTCAGAAAGTCATACTTGCTCTTTCGCGGACCATTAACCCCACGCTTGATAACGGGCATTTCCATCTTTTCAATCTTCACGTTTTCCGGGGTTTCCGGGGTTTCAGCAGCAACGGTTTCCATAGTCTCGATGTTTTCATTCTTTTCGTTCTTTTTGGTCATTCTCTAATCTCCTTTTGTTTTTTGGCTTAAATGCCTTTTGTGTTTCGCTGATTCAATGTCTAGCAAAGGTTTTGTTTTTTGTCAAGAAGTTTTTTCATTTTTAATTTCTTCTTTAAAAATAGAGATCGCTTCTTTTTTTGAATACCCATAGTAACATTTGGTAACTAGGTGATTTTCTACCATTTCAGAAATAGTGTAAGAACCATTAATATTTTTGATGACAAGCATTTTTAATTTCTCCTATCTTTAACCCATGTTGCAATTGCTTCTACAACTCTTTCCGCTCCATCTGCCCAATCAACTTTTATAGTAGTATTATTAACAAAAAATTTAGCCAATTCATCAAAAGCAGAATCAACACATGATCTTTCAATTTCAGTTAATTCGTTGTAATTCTTGTGAATATCCATTTTTAATTCTCCTCGGTTAAACGGTTTGTTTTATCAATAAGTTTTTATAGAAATTAATATCCCCATCATGTTTAGTACTCGCACTAATTATTTTTAGGTTTATTACTGTTGTGTTTAAAAATTTAATGAAATAATCTAATTTTTTAAATGTTCTTTTATCCAGTATTTTATACATATCATTAAAATACGCTGAACAGTTATTATCTCTTACAATAGGAACAGTTTGAATTTCTTTTAACCAATATTTTTCTAAGCAATATTTAATAAAAGGAATTCCCTGATATAATGCCCTAGAAACTTTTTTATTGGCCCCATAATCATATACTATACATAAATTACCAATTGCTAGATTGAATAAAAAATCATTATCTAAATCTTGAATTATAAAATCCCATCTTTTTTGTTCACATGCTGTTGATTGAATTCTAATTGTTCTAAATTCTTTTAATTTTTCTATTGCTTCTAGTCCGTTGGTTAGATTTACATAATGAATGGTTTGCATTTTAAAATACCTCTGTTAAATGGCTTGTTTTGCTCAATTGAGACTACTTCATATATAAAAAGATAGATTTTGTCAACACATTTTTTTTGATTTTCTTTTTCAATCCAAATATCCAAAATTTATGCTTGACAGTTTTTGTTTTTTCCTATAAGACAGAGGCAGGAAGTGAGAGAAACCGTTTAACCAATTTGGGGTTAGATATGTTCAACTATAATGAAATGAAACAAAAAGTTTTTGCTACTGCCTACGTCCCGGATGGCTACTTTGGAAAGAAAGCTTTTGTGGAATTGGCTTTTGATGCTGAATCTGGAAAGACTATTGCTATCTGTGAGGTAGGGTGTTATACAACCCATATTCCACAAGCCCTTTCAAAAGATGAAAGTTTATGGTTGATTAAAAATCATCCGTCGTGCTATAAGCATTTTACTAACTTAGAAGAGGTATTTTAAAATGATTAGAACAAAAGAACAGAAAGCTATCATTGCTTTAAAACGTGGTCTTAATATTCTTGCTGATAAATATATAAATGAATTGTATGACCAGGAGAGAGTAATTGATGATTTGAATTCAGATATAAACCATTATCAAAGACAGGTAGACAATTTAGAAATTGAAATGGAAAAAGATAATAAAAATTATCATGAAGACATAGAATATTATGAAAAAATTATTTCTGAAAACAAAGATTGGGAAGGGGAATGCTATAAAATGTTTGATAAAATTTATGGGCATCTAAGAGGCACTGAAAGACAGAAGAAATGGAATGAAATTTTTTGTTGACATTCATCATAAATTGATATAAGACTATTCACAGATTAGAAAAAACATTTAACCAAGTAGAGGTTTTAAAATGCAGACCATTAAAGAATTTATTGAAAACAATTCTGACCTTAATTTTGACCTGGTTGTCAAGTGTATTGAAGACAGGCCGGATGTTGAAAAAAAGGATGAATGGCAGCCCCCTGAAAAGGAATGGGAAAAGCCTTTCAACTATGAATTTACTGTGAAGACCAGGAATGGTTCGTATTCCGGTTATTACTCCAAGGGAATTGGACACGGAAAGCGGACTAAGAAAATTCAGGGCAATTCCCTTTGGGCAGTCAATGAGAGGAAAGCCGTTAGAAAGGCCGATCAAATTGACGCAAAGCCTACCCTTTCGGAAATTCTTGATAGTCTCGCAATGGATTGCTCCGAGTTTATATGGGGGATTGATTTTGAAGAATGGGCAACTACTCTCGGATATGATACTGATAGTCGTAAAGCTGAAAAGATTTATCAGGCGTGTCAGGCTGAATTTAATGGCTTGTTAAGGATTCTCGGTATTGATACCCTTAGAGAACTGATCGAAGACACCGAAAGGGAATAGAGGGGACATTTAAAATGTCACTACTTCAAAAGTATAATATAAACACAGATATAAAATATAGTATTACTATTGCGTATGAATTTATCGAATATATTGATTGGAATATTGATAGAAATATAGAAAAAGCTTTTGCTTCTATTGATACTCCTTTAAATATGGAATGGGAGAGTAGATATTTTATTAATACTATAACTTGTAGTGATTATGACGAAATTACAAGAGTAGCAGAAGAAATGTTATCTATTTTAGAAAAATATCCTGTAATTAGAATTTTGTAGAGGAGTAACAGAAAATGAAAACTGCTAATATAAATAATTTTAAATTAGTATCATCTGTTTTTAAAAAATTTTGTGATGATCGGCAGTTAATCCCTTATGGTAACGCTGTAACGTGGGAACATGACGGATTTAGTTGCGTTGCCTATGATGATAACAAAGATTATTATTTTAGAGCAGTAGACGCTTTTTGTGTCGTATGCATGGGCAATGTTGATTACTGTTTTAGTTGTGGCCGTTATAATGGGATAGATTTTGAGGAGGTATCATAGAATGAAAAAAGCAATTTTTATTATGTTGTGTATGGCGGTTTGTTTTTCCACAATGTTCAGCACTACCAGTTATGCTCAAGACTTTGTGAATTCTCAGCGATTTTGTAAAACCATGTATAGTCTAGCCGAAAGCATGATGATGGCTAGGCAGCAGGGCAGGTCTTTGATGGAAATGCACGACGATATAATTAAGGCATTCCCTGATAATCCTGAAACTCAAAATGCCCTGATCAATATTGTAAATCTTGCTTTTAGGTTTCCTAAATTTGAACTTGAAGAGAACCAGGAGACAATTAGCCGAGAGTTTGCTACTAAAATTTATATGATGTGCATTGATAATTAAGATGATTTTTTATAATACCAATTTACAAAATGATAAAATATAAGTCTAATATTTTCTAACTGGCAATCCTAATACATACATATATACATTTACCTATTAATTAAACATTTAGACAAAACAAAAAACTAAAACAATAGTAACAAGCAAAAACAATTGAGAGGATATAAGATGCAATCTGAACTTGTACGAGTACTTATGGAGCGGGACGGGCTGACCTCAAAAGAAGTTGAGTATTGGCTTGAAGATGTAAAGGACCAGATGTACGAAATTATTGAAACAGAATCAATGGAGGAGGCAGAACAATATTTTATTGATGAACTTGGGCTTGAGCCTGATTTTATTTCTGATCTTATCTTGTCGATTTGAAATATAAGTGAAGCCCTAGAGCATATTAGAGAACCCCGGCATGGTTGAGTTGTGCCGGGGTTTTTGTTGTCTTTTGTGGATATCAGAATGGAGTATAAGAATTGGAAGGACGGTTTATATTTGTGGAAAAAGAGGGGGGAAGGAAATAAATTTTTAGATTTTCATTTTTGCTACTAGTATATCAGTTGGGGTTATGCCGTTTTTCGTATATATACGCTAGGGTTATTCCGGGTTTCCGTGTAACGCGAGACAGGCGGGAAATCGAGGCGGGAGTTTTGGCGTTGATACTAATTCTCAATTGAATTGATTCTCAAAATCAATTGAGAATGATAATCAATTAGTAATGATAACTGTTATCAGTAGGCTAGCTTCCAGGCGTGAAACTGGATACTTTATATAGAGTAGTTGATTTATAATTTACTGCCGCATTTTTTGTTCCCTGTTTTTTTTTGGTTAGCTATTCAAAAAAATCAACCTGGACCGTATAGGAAAAATCCAATTTTGTCAAGGTAAAAGGCCATGCATACAATAAAAGCAATGTCAAGCAAAAAATGCAAAAAATAATGCTCGGCCATTACATATAAGAAGAAAGGGAAAAGAGGGGGGGGAAGAAAAGAAGAAAATTTAAAAAATCGGTTGACATTGTTTTTTGCTTGTGGGAATATCAGCTATCAAGAGTTGAGGAATTGAACAAAAAACATTTAAATAACAAGGGGAAAGAAAAATGGAAGCTTATTTGATGCATGGAAGGGGAACCTCTGGTCCTTTTTTGAATGAACAGGTAGCAATTAAAACTACGGACCGCCCGAACTATGGCCGAACTCAAACAGGATACAGAAGTAAATTGCTCACCGATTATATGGTTAAATGGAATAATAAGTGGTATCGAGTTTATTACTGTGTTTATTCAAATATTGGAACTTTTTACATTATTTCAAAAAATGAAAGAATAATCGTTGAAGTTTACAATTAATCAAATAACAAGGGGAAAGAAAAATGGAACTGCAAAATTTTGAAACTATCGATAAAGAACTTGACTACCTGGATGCAATGGACAAGAGCAAAAAATCCGCTGAACTCCTCACGCCTGACTATATCGACCTGGAAGAAAAGAGCTATGATTTTTTGCTTAACAGTATAGGGCGGGATATGCGAAAAGTTTTTTATTGATTGTTTGGGATTGAAAACATTTAATGAAAAGGACAAAATATGTATTTTGCACAATACTATCATAAGGCCGTTAACTCTGAAGAATTGATTGAAGGTTGTGGCGATAGGTCTGTATTTATTCTGGACGGCCGCAATTCGGTTGAAACAATGAAAAATGATGCTAAACTTTTTGGGAAACGATATAGTTGGCTGGCTTTTCACATTGAAAAGGGGGAATCATTTTTACGGTCCAGAAAAATAACTGAAATTGAATCAATATAACCGGAGCAAAGACAATGAAAAAAATAATCAATGAAATTGTATGTCACTTGATGGCCGGGGCAATTGGTTTTTTGTTTGGTTATATGTTTTTGAGCATGTTCTAGAAAAACGAGGAGTGAGCAAAATGGAAAAGCAAGTATACTACCTGGAAGACGGTGACAAGTATTCTTTTGACCTTAAAACGGCAAGCGACATCAAGTATTTTTATGAAACACGTAACCCTGAAGGACATTTTTTTGACCGTGAAACTATGCGCTTTTTTGAAGACACGATGTCCAATTTTGGCGTGGCATGGGATAATGAAGGATACAGGATATTGACGCGAAAAAAGCCTGTAAAGCACGGATTGCAAGGGGCCTGGCGGGTTGAGCTTGACGGCGATTTGAGCAAGATTTAAAGGAAAGGTAACGGTCAAAAAATCAACTTATCAATAAAACCCTTGTCAATTAAACTGGCAAGGGTTTTTTGTTTCCTTTTATCCCTTCCCATATTCTCAAAAACAAAAAAACATAATACAACCTCAACTCACATATGCCTGTTTTTGGCGTCTCTTTTCGTGCCTAGAGCATTTTGAACAAAAAGGCGAGGACATATATCAACCTGTATATTTAATGCGCTTAAAACGGAAATATGGATAAAAGAGAGAGGACAAAAAGAAAAGCCCTTGTTTTAATAACAAGGGCTTTGTCATTTTGTTTGTAGCGTGCTCAATAAACAAGATCAATAGGGGAAATGGCAGGGGCAAGTGCGCAATAAATAAAGTGACATTGCGTCAAAGGGGAAAAGCGAGGGGAAAAGCAATGGATGAAAAAATCATAGTGAAGCTTGGGCATAATAGAAAACCTCCTGATTAAAGGGAAAGATTATACTTAATTGTGACAATAGACCAGAAACTAGAAAACATAAAATGACGAGTATCAAAGTCAATAGTAATCGCGTAATACTCATTATGCTTTGTATACTTACAACTGTCTGTCATTTTAATTGTCCCTTGTGATTAACTAGTCATGTTCAATATGGCTAGAGCATAGTTTAATTGGCTGGGCAATGTCAAGCCATTATGCATTGAAAATTTAAATGTATGGTATGGGATGGATTGATACTAGGGGCAATGGAATAATCGAGCGTGGAATACCCCCCTAGGGTATATGCTATTGGCTGAAAAAAACAAGTAGTAATATTAGGCATTTATACTATATCTGGAAAGGTTGATATATAGTTTTCCACAGGATAACCTATCGGAATTGTTATAAATACTTGAGCCGGGGGGTATACGTTTAGCAAAAAACAGGGCAATCTGTACTGTTGCAAAATGCAACAAAATACATCTGTACTGGCACTATGGAACGTTTTTAGGGCAGCTCCGTTCCATATTCTCAATTGCCCCTATTTTTACCTGGCCTGCTCATTTTTCCTAGTGATTACGGCGACTTAGGACTAGGACCCCCCCCCTTCTTTCGATCCAGAAGGCCGGGGGGCCATTTTCTACGATAGGGTCTTGAGCGCGAGTTTTTTTCCAATTTTCAAACTACCAGACCTCATTTCCCAATTTTCATCTTGACATTTATTTCGTCTTCGTTTATATTTTTGCCATTACTTCATTTACAAAGAGGAAATTTGATAATGGCAAAAAAGAAAATAACTGTTCTTAGTCTTTTCGATGGTATTTCTTGTGGCAGGGTTGCGCTAGATAAAGTTTTTTCAAAAGACATATATGATATTAACTATTATGCTAGCGAAATTGATTTTAATGCTATAAGTGTTTCAAAAAAGAATTATCCAGATATTATCCAACTGGGGGATGTAAAAGATATTGAGTTTAAAAATGGAATTCTATACTCACAAAATGGAATTTTTAATGTAGGAAATATTGATCTTCTTTTAGCGGGATCTCCTTGCCAGGGTTTTTCTAAAGCGGGTAATTTATTAGGATTTGATGATCCTCGATCTATTTTATATTTTGAGTTTGAAAGACTTCTAAAAGAAACCTGTCCTATTTATTGGTTTCTTGAAAATGTATGCATGAAAGAAGAATTTAAAAATATTATTTCTGATAGCTTACAAATTGATTGTATAAAAATAAACTCGGAATTAGTATCCGCTCAAAACAGAAATAGGCTTTATTGGTCTAATATTCAATATCCAAATATAGAAAATAAAAATATAACTCTAAAAGATATTGTTGGAGAATATTTAGGAATTTTTGTTTTACCAAGAGGAACGAATAAAGGAGGATTAAAGTTATATAACGGCAAGAGTCCTTGTATAACTACTTCTGCTTGGCAACATAATTTTTTTATTGTTTGGAAAGAATGGAAGTATGAAAATTATGATACTACTAGATATATGTTAAAATACGATAATAATTCTAATAAAAATTTTCTTGTTTCAAAATTTAATATTACTGTTGCTGAGATGCTGCAAACACTACCAGTAGGCTATATTAAAAATAAAGTAAGTGATAATGTTGGCTTTAAATTGATTGGTAATGGATGGACGGTTTCTGTTATTGTGGAGTTTTTTAAAAACATGAAAAAATTATTTTAGATTATTTATAGGTTATAACAACCCCATCTCCCCTCCCCTCCCACTATGCACTTCCTCTCTAGCCTACCCTGGTGTTATAAATTCCTTCATTAAACGCATCCTAGCCTATTTTCCGATGCCTACTACCATAATTGACTAAAACGCCTTAGAACTTTTTTATTCTTCTTATATATTAAACTTTCTAATTCTCTTGCTGATTCTCCTGGTTTCTCCCTATCTCCTCCCCACTCCTTCTCTGTTCCCACCCATTACCTCTAGTGTTATGTCTCTTTATGATCTTTTCTCTTGACTCCCTGTTGATTCTGTGTTATTTTTGCCATTGCTATTGAGAATAAATTAAATGAGGAGAAAAATAATTTTGAGAATACTTGTAGCGTGTGAAGAATCTCAAGCTGTAACAAAGGAATTTCGCAAGCGTGGACACGAAGCATGGTCTTGCGATATTGAACCATGTTCTGGTGGACATCCTGAATGGCATATAAAAGATGATGCCATAAAGGTCATGAAAAGAGAGGAATGGGATATGATTATAGCCTTTCCTCCATGTACTCATTTGGCAGTTAGTGGGGCCAGGTGGTTTCCTCAAAAGAGAGCGGATGGATCACAGTATAAAGCTATAAAATTTTTTATGGAGTTTGCTAATGCTCCATATTTTACACACTGTAATAAGGTAGCAATAGAAAATCCTATTGGAATAATGTCAACAGAATGGAGAAAACCAGATCAGATTATTCAACCTTGGCAATTTGGGCATGGAGAAACAAAAGCTACTTGTTTGTGGCTTGAAGGCTTACCGCTGCTTATTCCTACTAATATAGTTGAGGGGAGAGAAGCTAGAATTCATAGAATGGCTCCAACAAAAGATAGGAGCAAGTTACGTAGCAAAACTTTTCCAGGAATTGCGAAAGCAATGGCAGAACAGTGGGGATAAATTCAAAATCTAAGTCTAAGGAGATTCCTGAATTTTTATATGATGCTCTACTACGGTATCAAACTGAATATTTTGATGAAGAGGAATAACTATGCTCCATGCTCTTAAAACTGAATTGCTTTATAGATGTTTTGATGTTTTTTGGTCCTGCACCACAACTAGTCATTGGGAATGCTGTCGAAATTATTGTTCTCTTGCTCTGAGAGAACTGGAACGCAAAGCAGTAGATGTGAATATCCGACATTCTACCGAGTATACTGCTATCAGTAATATTTTAGGAGTTTGTGATTATTTATTGGAGGATATAAGTTATAATAAAGATAGTAGTGAGGGTAGAGTATATTATGTGTAATTTCTTATGCAATTGTATGACTAAAACTCCTGATATATACCATCATAGTGTTGATTGTCCTTATCGGTTAGGTGAAGAAAATAAACAATTAATGAATCTTCTTGATCGCTTTGTTGTTAATCGTCTATCTTGGTGTTTGCAGTTTTGTTATGGATTTCAACATGAAGGATGCTTGCAAACAAACGAACCTTGTGAAATGAAAGAGATGCTGTTAGAATATCACAAACTAAAAGGAATGGATTGATTTTTGTTATTTTTATTCGTGTTACGCTAAAATTTTTTAAGCCTAGGGATGAATTATTTTTACTTTAAGTAATATCAATAGGTTGATTAAAATAGGAATATTTATCAATTTCATTAAAACTAGATATTAGTATATAGATCGTGTTACTAAATTATAAAAACGTTTTACTAAAGGAGAAGAATTAGTATGTTTGCAGCTAGAAAAGGACAGTTTCAGATTTTATGCAAGAACAATATTGTAGTGTCTTGTGCATTTGTTCCTAATACTCTAAGTTCAAATGAGCATAGAACATATGAGGAGAATTATTCATCTTGTTCTACTATGGAAATGAGTATTTATAGAACAGATTTTAGTCAAGAAGGTGGTCAAGGAGAAAATTTAACTGGAAAGTTTATTGAATCTTGTTGTGAGGATGTTGACGAAGAATGGTATGATGCTTATATATTTCCTTATGCCACTACGGAAGTTCTTATTGCTGCGTTGAATTGGGCGGCACAACAAGAATATCAGGATATTGATTCGATAGGAACTCCTTTGAGCAATATGGAGAATTAAAATGCGTATTAAGGTTTGGTCAGATTTACATATGGAATTTGGAAATACTGTTTTTGATATAGCAGAGGAATCTTTTGACGACTGTGACGTTGTAGTTATTGCCGGTGATATTTCTGCTGGAAATGTTTTATATTTTGATTATCTAGATGTATGTGAGGTTGCTTTTAAAAATCCTAATACTCAGTTTATACTTGTTCCTGGAAATCACGAATACTATTATAAAACGATTCTAGATACAGAATTGTTTTTAGAAAATATTATTAGCCGACCAGAATATAATAACATTCATCTTCTGAATCAAGATGTAGTTGAAATAGATGGGATTACTTTTGCTGGTTGTGTGGGGTGGTGTGATTTAAGTTATGGGGGGATATTTAATCCCGCTTATGTTTCAGATTTTAGATTGATTAAAAATTTTGATTGGAATCGTTGTGAGAAGTTAGGTTTAGAAGATAGATTCTTTTTAGACCACACTAAGGCAGATGTTTATATTACTCATAACGGACCTACAAGCAAATCAATTCACGAAAAATATAATGGAAGTCCGATTAATTCTTATTTCTCAAATGATTATTCATCCATTATAGAAAAAAATGAACCCAAACTATGGATTCATGGGCATACCCATTGTAACATGGACTATAGGTATAATTCTACTAGGGTAGTTTGTAATCCTTTTGGTTATCCTGGGGAAAATAAGGAATTTGACAAGAACTTTGTGGTGGAGGTTTCATCAGGTGTCTAAAAATAACAATTATGATCCTTATCCCATAGGTCTTGAAATGTTTGAAGCAATGGGGTATACAATAGATGGTAAAGAAGGTCCTCGGCAAGTTGAGTTAGAAAAAATGGAAGATGAATTGGCTGACCGAATTGATTACTGTACATCTCTTGAATTATATATGCGTTTTAAACAGGATGGCACAAGAGAGATGCGAACAAAAGATAAGGTCTATGCCAACGAATATAAAGATGATGAAGGATATTATAGATGGGAAATTCTCGTGGAGAAAAGTTAATTGAATCGGTTTTTGAAACTGGTGATTTTGATTTAGATCAACCCAAATGCCTGATTCCTTGGTGTGATGAAGATGCCGGGGAATCAGGTTTTTGTTTGCTACACGAACAATTGAGTGCTAATTCACTCATATTTGATTCTGAAGACCAGGAAAAAGAGTTCTTAGAAACAACAGATACAAAGAAATGTGATATTGATGGATGCGAGAATCAAGTATCGGTATATAAAAGATATTGTCAACCACATCAATATCAGATGAAGACCTATGGAAGAGTTATCAAGAATGGGGATGGAAGTGTTTTACATAAACAATTCAAACATCGTGGAGAATTATATGTATTTTTGTCAGTAAAAAAAGAATGGATCACATTAGTTGTTGACATTGAAGATATTGATAGGCTAAAATATAGATATTTTTTTGTTACGCAAGAAGGAATCCCGCAGACCTATACAGATGATGGAAAAGCTATTTCTCTGGCTAACTTTGTAAATAACAGTCATGGGCAGTTTTTTTTATATAGGAATAGAAATCCTTTTGATGTACGAAAAGAAAATAGAATTGAAGTTTCCTATGAGTGTTTAAATTTTATTCTTCGTTCTGCCGATGTAGGTAAATCTGGTTTTAGGGGCATTTATTATTCTCAAACATGCAAGGCATGGGTGTGCTTTTTATTTCAGGATAATGATGAACGAAGGGTGCGAATGGAATTTAAGCGTAAAGAGGATGCAATTGAATATCGCAATATTATATATAAAGAAGTATATGGAGACAATGTGATAGAATGTCTTCAGATATATCGAAAGGAGAAAAAACTTGCTAGAAAACCTCAACACAAAACACGCCAACCTATGGACTAGACCATTTTGGCTTTTGTTTTATTTTTTTATTTTATTTTTTATGCTTGGAGCATGGATTTGGGGAAGTATTGAACTTATTATTTTTGGTGACTTAACTTATTTGGAATGTGATGATGATTGATATTGATGAAAAAGAAGAACTAGAAGAACTAGAAGATTCTGGTCCAATTGTTCCGAAGTTAAAAACCACGGACATTGCGCTAAGAGATACTTCTATTCTATTTTGGGAGGCCACTCATAAGTGCACCGAGGATTGCCCTATTCGTGGGGATTGCCCTTATGTAAATAATTCTCTAAAATGTGATTTGTGTTATAGATTTTTGTCTCATATTAAAGATGCCACCATTCAAGCCCTTGGAGAACAGGATGTAAATGAGTTTCAAAAACATATGCTTGGAACTGGTGTTTTTTCTCTTTGGAATCAGTTTCTACAATTTGAAATTATCCGTATTTCTCTTGGTATGAATATCGTTATGTCAACCAAGTCAGGAGAAAAGATTCATCCTGTGTTTGCAGAACAAAGAAAAACACTGGAATCAATCAAAAAGATATATGAAGGTGTGTTTGGCAAAAAAGAAGCTGTTAGATTTTTAGATACGGAGTTGGAAGACGATTATTTTGGAAAAGCATTAAGAGGAGAACAAGACTAATGCAATATGAATCAGAATTAATATCCATCTATTTGGATAAACTACAAGAAGTATTTGAGGATGAAGGATATCCTAGAATTCTTGTATTTGAAACGAATAGTGGAGAAACAGTGAGTTACAGTTTAGAAGACGATACGGATTTAGCAATCTATGAAGACTATGACCTCTGAGGAATATATCAAAGAAAGAGATTTACTTGTTCAGAATTATGAGAAAGGTAATATTTCTGAAGATATATTCATAAAAAAAGCAAGAAAATTATATGCTAGTAGGCTCCCTCTTTATCAAAAAGGAGGGGAAGGGTTTGAATTGTGGGCTGAAGAGAATGTGCGGGTCATGGCATATCTTCCAGGAACCTCCATCAAAACGCCAACTTATCTTGCTAATTTATCAAAAGACCCTGAACCGGAAACCGGGAAGACTTGGTGGGATTTGTGGTGTTGGCAAAAGCAAATATGCAAAGAAGCATTAGTTTTAAGAGAAGATGGCAGATTAAAGCATAACTTGGTGTGTTTTTGCACAGAGCGCGGAGAAGGTAAATCATTTATGGCCGTGCTTATTGTAGCGTGGAAATTTTATAATTTACCAGATCAACGAATATTCCTCGCGGCCAACTCAAAGGAACAATCCTCCTTTGCTCATAGAGAGGAAATTGATAAGATTATTCGTATTTCTCCTATGCTCCTTGCTTTGATTGGTGGGGAGAAAGGTATGAAGCAAAAAGAGCTTGCTATTTATGATTCCCGCAACAATAAAATAAGTTTTATAACAACGGTTTCCACTTTTACTGGTGTTCTTTCTAACGCAACAGGATTTACTTTTTCCGAATTTTTTCAATCTCCTCCCGAAGGTAAGTTTTTTGCTGAAATCTATGGTTCAATGCGTAATACTCCAAACGCTCTTGGGGTTATTGACTCGACAGTTTCAACAAGGGATCATAGATTATATAAAATTTATGAAAATATACAAAAGAAAAAACCTGGAACAGAAACTCAATTTTTTTATTATAAATGTAATCCAGGAGCTAAAATAGAAAACTATAAATCTCCTGCAAATACACAATCTCAAATTGATGCTTTTAGAACTACCTTTTATCCAGAAGAGTTTGCCATGTATTTTGAGAATACGTGGGATTCTGCTACTTCTAGTTTATTTAATGACGTTGATATTGCCTGTACTGAAATTCTTGGTATTAATGGAAAAATATTAAATTATACAGAAACCAAGGAAGCACTAGAGCAAATAAATAAGTATAATAAAAGATTAGAAGAGATGGAGCAAGGAACGGTTATTGATCTTCCCCACGTACACCAGCATATAAATACGATAAAAAATGGATTTATTCCAATTACAAAATATTTACCTTCTATTAATGCTGCATTTCCTTATATTCCTTCAAAGGATTTACAAAAATTAGGTGATGCCTTAGATACCGATTGGGCCATAGGGGTAGGTATAGATAGATCAGATCCCATGTCTGTGGTATCGGGAGCGCAAACAATTTTGACCTGTGTGGCAAAGGGCTTACCGGGGAGTAGAAGTAATCCATTTCAATTTACTACTGCTTCTGATGGAGAAATAAAATCTCCAAACTACATGTATGTGTTAGTTGGATTCCACTTATCAATTCTTAATACTGCTGATGACTTACAAAATACAATAAAAGATTGGTATAGTGAATATAATGGAATTGAAGGGTTTGCTTCTGATAAATACGGTATGCAAGACTTGCCGGGATGGTTGGTTACAGAACAGATGGTAGAGAAACCAGAAATATTTCAATTCTCCTATAATGTTCAACGAAATGTTTTTATGATGCTCTATCAGGCTTTTAAAAACGGTATGTTTAAGAAGCCTCCTATTCAAGTTATGGGCGTATTGGAAGAGGATATGCTTAAAGAGCAATTCAAACACTTCTGTCATACGTTTGATGGTAAAACTGGTGTTTTTGGTTCCGATGAGAAGGCGAGAAACCGTGGCGGGGTTCAGGACGATGGAGTTGATGCCCTTGCCCTTGCTATTTATTCACTAAGAATGAAAGGTATTGAATCTTTTAAATCAATAAGTAGTAATCAATTCTTTGGAATGTTTATTCCTAATTAAAATAAATAATATTTGACTTTTTCTTAAAATAATAGTATAATATTACACTTATTTTAAGAAAAGGAGACTTTATGTCAGAAAATAAAGAGTTAATTAGTTTTGACGAAAGACTTGAAGATTTAGGAAAACTAACTGATGAGCAATTGAGTAAATATCAATTTTCACTAGTATATAATCCTTCAAGACCGGATATGGACCCGGTTGCTTTACGTTCATTTGGTACGTCCTACTATGATAGTTGGGGAATAAAGGAATTACAAGAAGAATTGTGGAGAAAGTTCAATTCAAATCCACAAATTAACTCTGCTGTACGGGATTATGTAGGCCGAATGGTAGGGAAAGATTTTGAAGTCTATTCTGAAATCCCTGAGATTCAAGAAAAGATTAATGAGATTGTGTACGATTATCGAAATCGACTAACAACCATGCTTCCTAAATATGTTGGAAGAAGTCAGATTGAAGGTGAATTATTTTTAGTTTTGACTCTTCATAAAGATGGTTTTGTTGAGATTGATTTTCGTGACCCGTCAACTTTAGATTCTTTTGGATATGACAACAGTGGAATTATTTTTCATCCTAGAAAGCCGGCTATGCCTCTGGCCTACCAGTTTGTATATGAGGGAGATGATTTACAACAGCATTATGAATTAATTCCTTCTATTTATATTGCTCGTTATCCTGAAATGCAAAAATATATTGATGCATATCCGGGAATTATGAAATCATATCTTGATGAATCAAGAGCAGATAAAAATAGTGGAAATAAGTTTAAGGCTATTGGTGGGTATAAGCGGTTTGTTGTTCAGTGGGACCGGGGATGGCTAACTTCTAGAAACTTATCCTATATTAGAACTGTATTGGTTTGGATAAATGCATTTGAAGAACTAAAAAAATATGAAATAGATCATAAGAAATCTTCTGGTGCATATCTATGGATTGTTGAAGTAGAGGATGCTCAATCATTTCGGGCGTGGCTTGCATTATCTGATGAGGAAAAAGCAAAGACGGGCATTATGGCTAAGAAGTCCGCAGGTGGTACGATGATTCTACCTCCTGGTATGAAAATGAAATCCTTGAATCCACAATTACCTAAAATTAGTGATTCCGATACTGATATTCTTGATTTTGTTTTATCTGGCCTTAATGTTTCAGATGATATGCTTATGGGGCGGTCTAATAGAAACAAATCCGGGTTGTCCGAAACTCACGGAACTCAAAGTGATAGAACTGCTGATGAACTTTCTAATTTTGAGCGTTTTC